CTTCGAAATCAGGTTGATGAAATTCTTGGTGTTGTCGCCCGTGTCCTTCCCGGCCAGGGCTTCGAACAGCCCATGAATCCCGGGATTGGAACGCAGGATCGATCCGAGGTTTGCTACCCCCTGCGCCGCAGCGTCGGCACCGATGCCGATTTGCTCGGCCGCGAACCGGATGCCCATGAGTCCGGAGACGCTCGTTCCCGCGCGCTGCGCGGCGAAGTAAAGCTTCTCCATTTCGCTTGCGGTCTTGAGGAGAACTGCGGAGAGTGCACCGCCAGCAACGACGGCAACCTTGCCCATCGACTCGATGGCCTTCGTCGCGGACGCCAGGCGATTCGAATAATTTTTGTAGGACTGCTCGTCAACATCCCATCTCAACTTGACGAGAAATTCGCGGAGCACGTTCGATTGGGCCACGCTACTTTGCCCCCGATTCGCTCTTCATTATCCGCGCTTCGTTCTCGTACTTCACATCGAGCGCGTCGTTCATCACAGCAACGTCGGCAAGACTCAGACTACCATCGTTGAGCGATTCATAAGAGCACAGACCTTCGAGCACGGGCCGTAAAAGCCAGTCCTCTCCGTTCTGCATTTCGACGAGAGCTACTTTGGGGGCGCTGCCGCTGCGGATGAATTCGGTTGGTCGGAAGAAAAAAAATTCCCGAGGTTCTCCCGGATCGTGGCGAACGTGAGCGAGAGCATTGTGGTCATGTCCAGGTCTGAAAACATCAGAGTGCCGCCGCGCATCAGCGGTGCCCATATCGTCACGCCGCCGGTTCCCTGTTGCCGATCGCAGACAGCCAGGCATTGATCGATCACATAGTCACTGTCCTCGTCTTTGATCGATGAGAACGCATTCGCAAGCGGCTCGGATATTTTGTCGAGGAAAGCTTCGGCGTTTTCGGCGGGAGCCGAGTCACCGTTCGGCGGCTGTGGTAGATCGCGGCCGGCTTTCACGATTTCTGCGAGCACCGGCATGAGTCTGCGGGCAACATTCCACTGCTTCTTCGCTGACATTGTGCCGATTCGATAGACGTGTCCGTTGATTTCGGTCTCACTCATTCGGCCCTTATAACACAATAATGGGGTTTTGCACTACAGTTGCAGCATGTGCTACAGTGTGCACATGACGACGAGATGTGAGTTGCGCTTGCTTGTAGCGTTTTGTCGTCGAGTCGTGACCGGGAGGAGCCCAACTCCTCCCGTTTTTTTATGCAACGAGGAAGACGCCGCTACCGAGCATCACATCGATCGCGCTCACATTAAAATCCCATTCTAAAAGTCCCGCCTCTTTCGCGTAATCATTTCGCGGGAATTTTGTGAACGCGCATGCGTTCAAGGTGTAGAAGTCGCCAGTTATGGGATTGGCAACAGTGATCGTGTTCTTGCCGTGGAAGAGCGAGCTCACGGTCTGCAAGTTATACATTGCTGTCAATGCAGAATTGACGGGCGAAGTCTTGAGGAGCCGGACGAGGGCTTTGCCCGCCTTGCTCGCATTGAGAGAGTGCATCGCGGAGCCGTCCGCGCCGATGAGCATGCGATCTTTGTCCTCGGTGTACTCAATTGAGATGCCCTCTTCGGCGGCAGCGGAGCCCGCGCCGAGCGACACGGTGCCGAACGGCCCGGTGATGGCCGCTTGCACATCGAGGAACGAGTAAACTCCGACGATCGTCGACATTGGTCACTCCCTCGTTAACTGTTTACGTTGATCGAAACATCGACCGTGTGCACCGCGCCTGCGAGCTTCGCGGCAATCTGAATCGGGACCGAGACGCGGGCCGCGCGCGCCGACTGCGGCTGGAGCGCGACGGGCGGCGCGTAGATGTAGAACCCGGCGGGCAGCGGATCGCCGGTGTTGAGCGTGCCGAAGCCGTTCGAGTCCCAGGTGCCGGGAGCGAGTAGCCCGTTCGCGACGTACTGATTCAGCACGCCGTTGATGACGGTGACGAGCTGGTGCGTGCCGGCATCGGTCTGCGGGATCTTCGTCGGCGAGAGATAGAGCAAATTGTAGAGCGCCGTCTGCAAGTCGATCGCGAGGACGGCCACGCCGATCACGGTGTCGATGAAGTTGCCGCTCGAGGAGACGCCGGGCTCGATGATCGCGGTGTTGTTGTTGTAGAAGACGAAGACGTTGCAATTCTTCGCCTCGAGCGCCTCCATCTGAGTTTCGGTCAGGTTCTCCGCGACGACGCCGGGCTCTTGCTTGTACATCAGCGTGATGACGGAGCTGTTCTCCTGATAGTTCGTCGTGAGGATGCGGGCGAGCATGCTGACGACGGCATAGGGGCTCGTCGAGCTGTACTGGACGCCGGTATTGTTATAGGCGAGCTGTTGGAGCTTGTAGGCAATGCTCGTCGTGTCGCCAGGCGTGAGCACCGCGGGCTCTTGAGTCGTGACGCCGTAGTAGTGCTTGTTGTTCGCGGCTTCGATGTAGCCAGCGATGGCGAGGACGTCGGCGTCGACGGCGCCGATTACGGTGAGACCGAACCAGGTCATTCCGAAATCGGTGTCGAAGAGGGTGACGGCCGCAAGCGCGGTTTCGGCCGCAATCCCGGGAGCCAGGTACGCGCCCGGGGACGTGGACGTCGCCACGATATCGGTCGAGATGTCGACGCCGCCCGCGCCGGCCGTGACGAAGCTGACGGTCGAGGTGGCACCGGTCGTGGCGCTCGTGAATTCAAAGCGGTTGTAGACCGAATTCCAGACGCAGCTTGCGCCGGTGAGCGCGGCATTGATGACAGCGGCCACGCCGTTCATGTTCAGCGCGGCCGAGAAATTCAGGCCGGTAAGGCTCTCGGGCGATCCGCCGTCGATCGTGATGTGCATGGAACCCGTGGTGATGGCGTTCCAGAACGACATGAGCTGCTGAGTCGGGGTGAGCGCGCCGCCGAAAAGCTGGCCATGGCTCGCGCCTTGGGCCCATCGGCCGATGAGGAGCTCGGTCGGCTGCGGATTCTGTTCGAACCAGAGCGCGGCAGCAAGGTAGGCGGGAACGCTCGTTCCGAAATCCGCGGCCACTTGCGCGATCGTTGTGTAGGTCCGGATGCGGGTGACAACATCGATGACCGATGTGTCATCGAGGATGAGGAGGGCGTTTGTGTTCTGCCCTTGAGCGGCGAGCGGCGAAAGCGTTACGTCGACATCGATGAGCCTAGAAACTTGAAGTGTAGGCAGCGGCATTTTCGCGCTCTCCTCTACGCATGGGCGATGATTTGAATTACCTCGCCGTCATCCAGGGTGAGAGTACCATTGGCGGCGACGAGAACGGCGGTCGGGTAGTCGTAAATTTGCTGTCTTCGCATCCTAAAGGGCACGTCCACGCCGGCGAGCCATCGTTCTTTCATGAGTGCCGGAACTGTTCGCGAGTCTTCGACTTCGACGAGTCCGAAGCCGTTCAAAAGCAGTGCTTCACGATTCTGCGCCAAAGACATACCCATTGCAAACAATTCGGCATTCGCATCGGAGTTCGGTCCGTAAAAACTGGCGATCACCTCGAGGATCTCATTGCGCACGACGCGGGTAAATCCTCCCTCGAGCTGGGTGAGTTGGCCGGTCTCGAAGAGTGAAATCGTGCTCACGTGCGCCGCGTCCGCGATTCCGCATCCCGTGAGTCCCGAAGTGAGCGTCGTGTCGTCAACGGTTGCGACAAGAGCGCCGTTGTAATACGCGAAGAGAGTCTTGCCGGCGACTCCGAAAATAATCTTGTCGCCCGTTTGCACGGAGGGCAGAAGAACATTGACAAGAAAGCTCGTGATCGGAAGCGTGCCGATCGACAAAATTCCAAGGCCGGCGGCGACCGCGCAGACGTATCCCTGGCTGCCATTCTTCGCCCGAAGGTAGAGATAGCAATTCTGATTCACGGCCCCGAGAGTGATGGCGCAATATTGGTCGGGCGGCGATGCAACGGCGATATAGAGTTCGGCGCCGGGATCGAGCGCGGCCGGCCCGGCACATTGATCGCTGACGACAGCCAGGTCGTCTAATCCGGCCAGCACGTTCCATTTCGCGGGATCGAGCGGCTCTTCGTCGGGCCGGTGGAAATCGTCCGTTGCAAGTACCGTGCGCGTTGAACCTGCAGGATTCGTCGGCGGGTTGAAGTTCAGAAGCTCGGCCGCGAACACGTCGCGCGTGCGACGCACAATTCCAACGCCGCACCAGTCCGTCGTGAATGCGGGCTCGTTCCCGGGCTCTGGCTGCCAGCGCGGACGCACGTTCTTCGGGTCGATCGTTGTGACAATTCCGGAAACGAGGACGTTGAGGAACCTGCGAACGAAAGTGTCTTCGAGCTCCCCGTTGATTGCCTGGGGAGAGACAAAGCCGGCGGTCGGCATGCGAATCTGTGGATCAGGCATTTTTTACGAGAGTGTCAACACGGCGTAGAGCACGTTCACCGCGAGTGTCCCGTCCCCGAGCGTTAGCCCTGGCGTGGTGCCGATGAGCGAAAGATCAAGCCCGGAATTTGCGAGATCGGTTTGCGCGGCGAACGCCGCGTGGCCCGTCTCTCCGACGCTCACGGTGTTCACAGTCTGGTCGACGAGTCCGGTCGCGAGAACGCTTCCACCAACTTGTTCGCCGCCAATGTGCGCGACGAGCGTGAAGGCATTGTCCGCACTGGCGATCGTGTAGGCC